GAGTGTAGAGTAGCAGCTGATGCCGCCGCCTACGCCGCCTCCTCCGCCTCCTCCGCCTCCTACGCCTCCTCCGCCTCCTACGCCGCCTCCGCCGCCTCCGCCGCCTCCTCCGCCGCCTCCGCCGACGCCTCCTCCGCCTTCTCCGACGCCATGAGGGAGAAGATAATCGCTTATGGGCTTATACTCCTTCAAGCTTAGTCTTCATACCCCGTGCCGGTCATTCTTTTGATCTGCTCAGCTTCTTCTTGATGATGCTGCATCGCGGCGTCCCACATTTCCCGCTGCTGGGCATCTGCCCACTCTTTAGTGCCAGGATAAAGCTTCTTGGCCGGAGCCTGATAAGTGAAGGCCGGAGACTCTTTGAAGGCGTAGAGCACGGCGTCGATAATGTCGCTATGCGGCTGTTTCTTTACTACAATACGGTCGGGAGTAGACTTTTCCCAGTCTATTTGCACGAGGTAAGAATCTTGCGCGAAACGGGAGCCCGACTTTGCCTTAAAACGGCCCAGACGTAAGGCATCGTTAAGGAATTCAACATTCTGCTGCTTTAGGGCCTTGTCGGCGTCCTGCACCGGTATACCTTTTTGGCGGCGGATCTCTTCCGCAATCTTTTTACCTAGGCCGCCCGCGTCGATTACCATCTTAGAAAAGTCGTATTTCTTAGAGAGCCCGTCTATCTGCGTTACAAGCTCTGTGATGCCCTGCCGCGGGGTTATGAGTTCTTCCACGAGGTATGTATCGGGGCAGGCCTCAGACCATGCCAATACGGCGAGGGCGTCTGCGTCTTTGTAGCCTAAGTCGATGCCTAATATGTAGTTCCACTTAGCGGGCGCTATGGCTGGTAGCTGTTGGAAGTGGTTTAAACTCTCTTTGTACCTTACCCAGAGCGACTCTACATCTAGTACCCACTTGTTTTTCCACTCTCGGAGCAGTGTCGGGTGATTGTCGTCCCACTCCCGCTTCTGCTTAAGGTCGTCGATAAAAGCCGCGGGATTGGGCATATGCGGATTATCTAGTAGAGTCCACTCGTGATGTGAGAAGCCGTATTTTCGCTCTTTCGTGACTTGGAAGAAGTATCCCTGAGGCACCGGGCCGGGCGTGCCGGTGAGAGCTAACCAGCCATCTCCGTAGTCGGCAATAGAGGGGGTTAACACGTCGTCTATGAGCGAGCGTAGATGGATGCCAAAATCTTGGCCCTCATCAATCCCGACGCCTGGGTATTTCCGACCTTTCAGGCGCTTGATAAAGTTCTTCATATCGGCGCCCATGATCTTGAGCTTCGCGCCGTTAGGGTGAATCATCCAAAGCTTAGACTCTACAAAAGTACAACCCCACGCATACTTATCGTTTAGCTCTTGGAGTACGGGCCACATAATGTCCCGGGCAGAGTCGAAGGTCAAGGCCATATAGACACACTGCGACTTGGGGTACTTCTCCATAGTGCGGAAAAAGCGGATAGCGAGGCCGGTTGTCTTCCCCGCACGGCGGGAGCACTGGGCGTCAATATATCGGGCAGGGTCTTCAACGAAGGCGTTTTGACAGGGAAAGTTGGAGTCTAGGACGATAACGCGGGGCTGTACCTGCTGGCGCTTTCTAAGCTCTTTGGCTGCGGCAGTACTACTCGGCTTTAGCATTGCGTTTATTCAGTATTTCTTTAAGTTCTTCATCGGTTAGTGTATCTAGGAGATCTTTCTCCTCTGAGTGCAGTTCGCTTAGGAGCTTAACGTAGTTGACAAGATCTCTTGCTGAGTTCGGGTGTAACTTCTCTGCTGAAGACTCCATAAGAAGGTGTTTTACTTCCCGGCGCAAGATCTCCAGCGTTTTACTCAGGAGGTCCGCTATGTCGATATCGCTTGGGGCGGGCTCTGGAGGTAGGATAGTAGCGGGGCCTTCTTTTATGAAAGCCCCACTATCATCCTTCTTACTGATTGGAAGGATTATCTTCTTCACGCCGCGGGGGTACTAACAACGGATAGCTCCGCAGCACGGGCTCCCTCCTGCTCGAACACCACTAGAGCCACAGAGCCGGGGGGAAAGAGCACTTCTCGGTTGTTGGCCGTAACGTAGAGGCCCTGGTCCGCGTAGCGCATACGAAGGGACACGGTTTTGTTGGGGGCGGGAAGGGTCGTACCCAGAGAGCCGACGCCCGGGATGAAGGCGTCAACGTGTAGTTTTGCATAAGTAACGGAGCGGCTAGAAGATTGCATTTTATTTTCCTTTGTTAAGTGGAGGCCAGAAAAGCTGGAGCGGGGTCGGCCGCGTCGGCTTCTTGAGCTTTGGCCGCCGCTTCTTTGGCGGCGGTAGCCTCTGCTGCCTTTTGACTCTCTCCCGCCTCTACATTGAGATCGCGGAGCGTGTCATTAGTCATGGCCAGATCTTTCTGGAGTGTAAAGATCTGGTATTGAAGGTGTCCGGCTTTAGTACAGAGATTCTGATACTGCTGCTGGATTTCTGATACTGGGCGGTAGGTCTTTGGGGCGTCGATAGTCATGTGGTCCTTTCCTATAAAACGAAGGGGTTAAATTTAATGTCCTTATGTTTCTTCAAGATGGCGTCACCCAGTGCGGTGATGTGAGTGACGGTTGTTACATTGTCGGGTAACAGACTCTTAGCAATGCCTATGTTTCTCCAAGCTTTTTTGCAAAATATCCAGTCTAGGGCGGAGCCGCCCTGCACCGGGTGAGAAACTGCGTAGCCTAGTATTACTTCCTGGTCATCCTTCAGACACGCTACGCGGGTGCTGGTGTCGGGGCGGGCCAGCACGGCGCGTATGATGCGGTGATATGTCTCGAAATAGATAGTCTGGTCAATGCGCCCGAAAAAGGTATTACCGTGGCGGAGGCCGCGGAGCCATGTTGCTAGAATAAAGTTATCGTCGCCGGGAGTCGCGTCCCGAACTACTACGGCCTGTTCTTGGGCAGACATTTATTCACCATGATCTTTGCTAGACGTTGGATAATCTCGTGTACGAATCTCTTGTAAATCTTCGTACCCTCTTCGGTTTTCATGCCGCGGCGATTAGCTAAAACAATTATCTCTTTGATGGTAGCGCCTTCTGCGTGCTTTTGCCACATAAACTTTTCCTGTTTACTAGAGAAAGTGTGCTCGTGTGCAAACTGGCCCGCCAGTCTATAATACTCTTCCCGGGCCTCATGCTTTTGATACCCATCGGTCTTAAGGGAGGAGGATGTCCACCGCTTAAGGTGATCTTCATCCTGTTCGATATCGTCAAAGCCCTTCTGCTTTAGCTTTTTATACCAGAGGGACTTTAAAGCCTCTAGGTGCTTCTTACAGAGCGGAGAGGAGGCTTTAAGCCCTTTGCAGTGGGAGCAGTCAGTTGAGGGCGTCATTAGTCGCTGCCGGGGCGGGTAGTGGTAGAGCTTCTGCGCGTCTATCGGCCTCCTGTTTAGCCTTCAGCTCATTGATTACCTGAGAGACAACCTGATTAGCCATTGCTTTATGAAGACTCAAAGCGAAGTAGCGTTTAGGCTTGTAGGCCTCCGTACTTCCCATATGAAGGATCATTACCGATAGGCTGAATCGGATAGAGTCATTTGCAGGAAAACCGTAAGTGTCAATAATAGACGCCATCCATCTTTCGTACTCCGAGAGGCCGACCGGCAGTCTCGTAGGAATAAAGCCTTCGACTCTTTTAAAAAACCGCTTAAAACGTGTAAATAAAGTACTCATATATAGACAGTAAACGATTTTAATAAAGCCGTCAACACTATTTTTATTTATTCTTTGCCCTCTCGAACTATGTCGATCTCAAATAGGGGCATATTATTACGAGCGAGGCCTAAAACAAACCGCGTCTCATCCCCGGTGATGTAGAAAGCCTTATTATGACACTGCTTGGGTACAAAACCCGCTTCTTTCATAATATCAACTACTTTGCTGTGTCTTCTACCGAAAAGCGGTATCGTCACCTGTCCGAAAAGGAAGCGGGCGACCGTTTTGTAGCCTTTTTTCTTATCTCCTTCGGTTTGTAGCCGATTGACGCGAAAATTCAAGTATTCCCGACCCTTATAGGCGTAAATTATAAAACCGCTCATATTTGCCGCCGCGGCTAGATCTATGATGCTATAGGGCGTGGAGTCAAAGACAACAAAAGCCTTGGGCTTAAGCTTGTTGAAGGGGATCATTTTTTGGTCTTTCTAGCGGTTTTAGGTTTACTCTTAGTGCATTTCTTGGCGACTCGTTTACTGCTTTTCCGCTTCTTAGGGCCACAGAGGAGGGTAAGCCCATAAGCGATTATCTTCTCCCTCATGGCGGAG